GCTGCTTATGCTTACGCTGTTCTTGTAGTCTCCTGTGCCGGTAGATCCTATCTTTAGGTAGTCATCTGTCGCCCTAAAGACAAAATCCGACGACTCCGAACGCATGTACATCTCAACGCTATCTTGGTGATACATGTCTAACGCCTGGAGTTTATCATATACCTGTATGGCTGCTGTGCTTTCATCTATAGCAAGGTAGCTATCTTGGTATGAGTGCACTGTATCTGCACCCCCCAGCCTTACTATACCACTGCGCCACAAGAGGCTGGCTATGTCTGTTGTGTCATTCGGCAACCAATCATAAAACGTGCCCACTACCGCAGTATCTCCGCGCAACTTCCTGAAATCATAGTCCCCATTTCCTAAGTTGTTGATGTCGCTAGTCACCACATCCCCCGAAGAGTTTACCGCCAACACACCCTCAAAGGTGCCGTCAAAGGTTCCCCCTCCGTAGTCTTCAAAAGTAATTTGGCCACCGTCAATGGTTAGCTTGTTCGCGCCGTCCTCTCTGATAGATACATTGCCGCCGGCGTCATCTATTGCCCCAAGTAATACGTCATTGGTGCCAGTGATGCCAGTGATTCGCTTTATGTCTCCACCCGTGGTTCTTGCCCCTAAGTATTGGCTATTCCCTAATACAAGCGAAGCAGTGCCGCCAGTTCCAAATATTTCCATCAGGTTCACGTGCAACCTATTTGCACCTAATGCCATCGTGTCGGCATTAAGTATGGATAAATTATACCCTACCCAGTCGTGGATTCTATCTGTGCTGTCCGCTATCAAATTTGTATTGGCAAAGTTTATGTCTGTGCCGGTGCCAAAGTTGTCGCTGGTCAGCGTGCGTAAAATTATTTGGTCTTTGACTGCATTTGTTCCGCATTCCGTAAGTACAAAGGTACTATCATTGAGTGCATATAGGCTCTGCTCACAGCCTTCTACGGCGCCAATGGTCACCTCTAGGCTATCAGATAATGCGGCAAAATCCATCTCTTGAATCAAACCTGTAGGTGAAACAGATAACATGTAAGCATGATCTTGAAACCCAACGCCATTAAGCCACCCTTTACCATACTCTCCGATTTCTATACCCGCAGTATCCGCCTGCACTATTAAAGCGCCTGCGGTGACGTCAGACTCAATACTGAAAGATGGGCCTTTGGAAAACCGCCTGTAAGACATGCCGCCATTGCCTACAACCTGAAAATGCGTACCATTGAAATCGTCACCAGATAAGGCATCAATCTGTGTGAAACTATTGGTTTCAAACTTCCCATACATCCGAATAGTCGCCAACGAGTCTCCGCTAATCTCCCTATGGTGAATCACTAGCTCGCAACCAGAACAATAAGATGTATCCCTATTGAGGACAACCACATTTTTTGTATAGATAATGCTGTCAATATCTGGCACTAGATTTGGATTTCTACCCTTGCCTGAATAAATACTAGACAATGCATCCGCAGCAATCAACCAATCATAATCTGGATCGTTGACCACTACCTTGAAGGAGTCCACCGTATCGCCTAAGCTGTCGCGGTAGACCGTTAATGTATCTGTGACATTACTATATTTAGCGCTGTCAACATAGGTGTCACCGTCCCCTGGTAGACCAACAGAGTCGTTCAACACAATAAGAAATGAATCTATATACACGCCGCTGGAGTCCCTGAAGAACCACAAAGAATCCAATACCCCCACAGTGGTAACCGTTGCCGTGTCTATATAGGTGTCAGTATCTCCGCTAGTGCTTATGATCTCTACCTTGAAGGAGTCTACCGTAACCCCTGAAGAATCCCTGTAAATAATTAGCGTGTCCCCTAAGTATATACCACTATTTGCGTAACTGTCTCCTATTCCTGCACCTACACTATCGTTGAGCACAATAAGGAATGAATCTATATACACGCCGCTGGAGTCCCTGAAGAACCAAATAGAATCAAGCAAACCCAGTGTGGTAACAGTTGCCGTATCTATGTAGGTGTCAGGTACAATGCTGTCATTAAGCACTATGAACCCACCTCCGCTCAAGAAGACAGTGTCTAGCTCTACATTTGTGCTTAAGGTCAACTGTTGGTATATGGTATCATTAAAAGTAATGACCTCCACCTTAAAGCTATCGATCGCCAGGCCAGAGCTATCTTTCCTAAATATCGTTAGCGTGTCGTCGCCATACGTTCCCCTATATGCATAAGTATCCGGCCCCTCAGTTTCTACGCGAATGTAAGAGCGCGGAAACCTAAAGGTTATCGTATCCTTAGCCACCAAAGTATTACACTCGGTCAATACAGCAGTGCTGTCGTTGATCACGATCAAGCTTTGCAAGCATGCCGTATCTTCTGGCAACTCAATACCAAAACTATCACGTGGTACGCACATAGTGTCCCTATCAGCCAACGTCCAACATAGACTATCATCAGTAAGAAACAAAGGCAACTCTGATAGCTTGATGTGGTGGTATCTGTAATCTTGTAGCCCTACCGTGTCCAGCGTTGAAAGGATTATATAATTTTCAAAGGTCGTATCTACGACACCTGGCCCCACCAATGGAGAGTATGACAGCGCCACAGAATCCACCGCCTCAATCTGGCGTGGTAGCGTCCCCGTCTGCCCCTCTACAATAAAGGGCAGCAGGAACGCCAAAAATGGACATACTCTTAAAAGAATATTCTGAATATATGCCATAGTCTCGCTTGTGAATTTTCTGATAAAACAAAATCTCTATTATCATTATCCCATCCAAATTCATTGGTAATCGTTGGAACTTCTCTATATCTCTGCGGATTTCCGGATAAGTTGTATTGTACCGCATCCCTCACAGCATCGGCAGGCCACCCCGTAGTATCTGGCATAGGAATCTTATATGTGTCAGCGTTGATTCTGTCGCCAGTAATTCCGGTCACCTCAATCTCTATTGTATTGCCTGGCCCCCCTATCCCCTTAGTGGGCACGGTTGGCCGCTCAACAATACTATAGTTATCTATCTCGAAGGGTTCGTCAGTGACAGGATCTATATTTAATTGCAAGAACTCACCAGAATGGAACTCCTGGTGCTGCTTTATTTCGTATTGCCCCGACCACCATATCCAAGTCGCTCCACATGCTCTGAGCTGAAATAAATCATTATACGGACCCTCTACCGTTGTATGCATAAAAGTACTAGCCTTTGCCCCCCTAGAAGCTAAAGATTTCGCTAGTATATTATAATGCAGCCCCGTCCCTAGCCCAGGCGCAGTCCATTCAAGCGTACTTATCGGTGGCCTGGAGTCGTCAGTGATCCTGCTTATACTTCCTGCATTCGGGCCTGAGCTAAAATAAATCGTTCGCTCTATAATTTCTTGGTTTTCAACTTCGTTCTCTAGCTCAACGATACGCTCTACAGGTTCAACTAAATTGTTTTCTACATCCAAAACTGCCACATCTAAGTCGTCAAGAAAGACCTGCATGTCTAACTCTTGCTTAGTCAACAACTGGTATCCCTGTGGGTCTACGTCATCAAATCCATAAGCTATCCAGCTAAGACACATGGTGAACGGGTCGTCATCCCATCCAATGTCTAGCCTAGCGGTAGAGAAAAATATGGGGATGTAAAATTTCAAAAGATCCTCCCCTGGTAGCACATTCAGAAACTCCACATACTCTTGATAGAATCCAGGAGTAGTGGTCCATTCTGGAGTCTGATACTGTGGATGTCGCCAATTGCCAGTGGGCAGCACCTCCCGCACATAATAATTAGCACCGACCTTTATGACAAAGTTAAACACCACCCTAACTTGTCCCGCATAGCTGCCTTGTACTAAGGTGTATTCAAGTGAGGCAATTATCCTAAGCCGCTCCAATCCTGTCTTTACCGGCACCGTAGACACATCCTCCTTGCATTCAGAGGTAGCTACAGAAAGATCATACTTTTCTCCTAGTAGTAGATTGGGGTTAAAGTCTGCCTTATACACAACCCTGGCACCACGGATGGGAGGAACCCACGAAGTAACCTCTGGCGCCCGCATCTCCAAGCCCGTCCCCGTTGCATTGTCTCCAACAGTTTGGCTGAATAAAAACTGTGGAGCAGTAGTCCCTTGAGGATTAAAAACTTGATCATAAACATACATTACGCCGTCTAAATTTTCCAGCTGCTGAAAAATATAATATCCATTAGAAGAGAAACAACGCATATTGAACGTTTCACAAAACATAACCAACATGTCCCATTTTGTTAATGGCTCCTGCCCACCTTGCCGCAATTGCCCCTTTAAAAAAGCCCCAGAGGCCACAGCTTGATTTTCCATAAAGTTTTCAGAGCCTGTATCTGGAACCCAGCTTGTTTGGAACCTAAACGGTCGTGAAGCTAGATAGGAAAGTGTAGGCATGTTCCTGAATATCTCCCTAAACCACGACCTAAAAGTTCTTGGCACGTTGTCCCCAGATAAAAAAATGGTTTCTCCTTGTAGTAATGTGATGCCATCAACAGCGGTAATGGTAAACACCCCATCCCTAATTAATAGCCCGTCTACTTTATGTTTCGCCCCTTCCGTTAATGTAGTGCCTTCCGTAAGGATAAGACCAACAAAATTCACTCTCCCACTGCGCTTATAAATAACAATAAACCTGGTTATCTTAGTGCTGGTGCCTATCGCCTTAGCTAATCGGTAATGATTCTCATATAAAACTTTCATAGAGAAACGTAAAGACCTAGGTTGTATAGTTGGCCACCGATCCTTTGGCTTGCCCCCATCTGTCAGAACAAATCCCTGTTCAAAATCTATGTCAAAGGTGCCATTAATAGATCCCCCAGTGTCAATGATTTCAATTGAATGCCGAGATGTCCGTTTATTGCCATCTTGTTTCCACGTTTCCCATTCGGCTCTCATGCTCATTGTGGGCCATAAATTAATCGTCCAGAAATACCCGAATTTGCATTTTGCCAGTACGTGTCCTGCCCATATTGAACGCCACGAATAACTACAGACGAACGCCCGCCAGCGTTGCCCTTGCCCAGTGGCACAATAGCCTCTGGCCCCTTCTCCCCAATCAGCGCTAACGTTGGACCAAATACCACACCCCCATCACCGAAGGCGGGGATCTTGATGCTACTTATTAAGCCATTGAATAACGCTTGTGCTGCGCCGCCAGCCACTGCCGCCAATGCTATACCTAATACTGGAACCTTGCCCGCAGGCCCCTTCAACGCATTAGTAACCGCAGCAACTACCCCCTCTCTTATTAAGGCTCCTATTATTTGCTTCGAGGACTCCACCACCGCAATAGCTAACGCGCGGGCGCCTGTAGCTCCCTGCTCTTGGGCCGATGCTAATGCTTGCCCAAACGTTTGTGCCGCCTGTCCTGCGATACGCTGTGCCTCCCCTAATGCTTCTACCGCAGCCTTGTGCCGTTCTAGCGCCAGCACCTCTGGGTCAATCTCTCCTTGTCCTGCGCCCGTAGCTCCTAGTGGCCCGATACCATCAGTTGCAGGGTTATAAGTTTCTGCCTTGAATTTTTCAGCTGATATAGTACTTCCTTGCTCGATAGCTGCAACCGTTGCCAAACCATCACCGTAAAGCTTCACAGCCTCCCATGCGTTTAGTATCTCTTTCGTCACCGCTGGATCTCCTAACCCGCCACCTGTCCCGGCAATATCATCCGCTATGTCAGCAGCGCGAGCTAGTTCATCCATTGCCGCCTTTACATCTATTTTAGCTTGCTCAAACGCATCACCGAAGCCTTTGCCAAACTTCTCTAAGTTGGAAACCCTCTGACCTGCAATAGTAAGGTCAAACTCAAGGTCTTTTAGATCCTTTTTATTTTGGTTCCTTATCTCATCACTAAACAAAAAGTTATCTGTGGCGCCTACCTTTAGTTTTTGGAAGAAGACCTGGAACTCTAATACGTTTTTCTTCCAATTTTCAATTTCTAGCTGTATCGTGTCGCCTATGCTGTCAAATGCGCCCTTTACCGCTGCTGCTAAGGTTACCGCCCACTCCTGCCCGTCATTGCTTCCAAAGTAAGTTTGAAGATCTAACAAGGCAGCGTTTAACCCCTTCGCCGCCTCTTTAGCTGCCGGTAGTAATGTCTCACCGATCTGGCCCAAAGTGATGGCATAGTTGTCTTTCATCGTAGACACTAGCCCAGAGAAAGTATTTGATTGGTCAATTAGCGTATCTGCAAACCTGCCGCCCTCGGTTGCTGCCTCACTAAAGACCCTGGCGATAATGTCCCCGGTTATCTTTCCCTCAGACGCCATCTCGTTAAGCTTGGCAACAGGGACGTCTAAGGTGTCGGCAAGCAACTGGTAGATGGGAATTCCGTTATTCACAAACTCCCTCAAGTCGCGGGTCATCGCCACGTTGGCACCCTGGATCTGGCCATAACTTACTACCAGCCTTTTTAGATCCGTGTCAGCATTGGCGGCAGCCGCAGCGCCCAGCTCTTTAATAGCCTGGGTAGCATCCCTAGCACTTAGGCCAAATCCTAACAACGTAGTCGCCCCCTCCGTTATCTGCTTACGCGCAAATGGTGTCTTACTAGCAAAATCTGTGAGATCCTTGTATAAATCCTTGGCTTGACTTATTGAACCGGTAAGGTTCTTAAAAGATGTGATCGTGTTCTCGTTCTCTTGGGCTACCCCCAACGCCTGGGTGACAAAACTTTTAGCAGCACCAGAAGCTATGCTAAAACCCTTTTCTATAACACTCGCCGCCAGATTTGCCTTTACCCCAATTTTGGTAAAGGTGCGCTCTAGCTGCCTAGCGTCTCCAGTAAATTTTATCGATAATGTCCCTACATTAGCCATTCACTCCGGGTTTTAATTTTCCTGCCAACCTATCCCTCTTATCGGCTTCCTCAATCATTTTCCGGACATGTGGGCTATACTTCTCTTGCTGTGAGCCAGAAACGCGAGCCTTAGTCTTTGCCGCTATCTCTGCCGCCGTGTACAAGATGTTTACCTCTTGGTCTAATCTAGCATAAAGACCTAGCTTAAAATCTAAAACATCCAATGCGGTGATTTGCATTAGCTCAAGAGGCTTGTAACCATACGCTAAAAGCTCTTGCCGCATCGTCCTAATGCTTAAGGCTTTACCGCTTTCTCATTCTTCTCTTTCTCTTCCTTGGTTAGCTTCTTCTTGGGCTTATCATCATCTTCCTCCTCTGTGCTAAAATATACCTTTAAATATATTGCAAGCTCTGAATCGTACATCCCAAACACCTCCTTTAGCTGCCGTAGGTTTTTCTGGGCTAATTCTCCGACCTCTTTGTCGGTCATCTCAAAGGATTTGCCATTTTCTATTGCCCCATATTTTAAACCCACCCTAAGTATATCTATCTGGTGCTTCATGCTGGTATATTTATTCAAATATGATAAAATACCATCGTCGCCCATCAATTCCACCATCGCCTGGAAGGGGAAGAACACTGGCAACTTTTCGCCAGTGCTAAATTGTATATTGTCCATTTTCTAAAATTAATTACATACCTATATGGAGAAATCCCCAGAGCCGGTAATAGTAAAACTAAAACGCCCAGACTCCTCCGTGCCCCCAGTGATCGACATGCTCGTCATCCTACACGTAGGGCAACTAATCGTAAACCCGCCGGCCTCACTCACCACATAACTCGCCGCAAATTCAGACTTAGCAATATGCAAAGCCATTAACTGCTGAACACCATTACCGGCGCCCAGCTCCACCAAAGCCTCACCCGATATCGAGAAGTCAATTGGCCCGGGTGTGAGTTCCCCGTTGGGCGTATCTTTACAAGCTACCTTATCAGTAGAGTATGAAGAATCAAAGGTAGAAGTCACCTCACAGTTCACGACCCCGCCTGGAGTGCTTACCCTCATCAAAGTACCATTAGCAACAGCCATTTCTTATTATTTTTTATGTTTTTTAATCTGTACAGGCTTGTCGCCTATTTCCTTCTCGTGCTCATCCTCATAATGCTTATTCATTAATGCCATCTCATTGGTGGTCATCACCGCATCTTTTATTTCCCACCGGCGTATGTCTCCATTGGGACCATTAGCCATCTGCTTGTACAAAGCAAAACCTTGTTTCAAAGTGACGTTAACCATATCCCCAGCTTTAAATACCTGGCTATTAAATGTGCTGCCGTCCTTTTGACACACCATCAACGCAAGATATTTGCCCTCGTTTTTTTCGTGAAATTCTTCTAATGTCATACGTCAACTATTTTTTTGTATTCTTGCCTTACTGCATCAACTATCGCCGTCTTCTTAGTCTTCAATGTCGGTCTAAGAAATGGTCTATTTTTAAACTCCTGAGCCGTAGCATATGGCAAAACGGATCTGATAATAATCGAGTTACCATAAACCCTAATCTTTAGATCATCCCTAAGCTTGCCCGTGTCAACAGGAACCAACCTTTTTGCCTCTTCTAAAGATATCGCAGCCCCTACACGCAAAGCACTTTTTATATTTTTTCTCAGCAGTGCTTTTTTCCTTCGCTTTTCCAACTTGGCCTCGGTAGCCCGTAACGTCCTCTTATCAAATACAGCTCTAATATCCACCCTATCCAGGTTTTGCTACTCCCCATGTCACGCCAGTGTCATCGTCAACATCAACATAGACATTGGTCGTATCTTGCTGCGCCCACTCTGAATTTAGCAGCGCGGGGACAATAAATATTACCGTCGTCGCCGGTAGCGTAAACGTTGCGCTAGTCGTTGCAACTTCCTGATCTGTTACCACCCTGTCGGTTGATATTGTGATGGTCTTAGCTGATGCATCTGTGTTTGAAAAATACATGTTTGCCGTGCCATCAGAATTATCATACTGTCCACCATTGGCAGTTACAAAAGGAGCCTGCACCACCTCTAGTCCTGCTGTCTCGCTTATCGTTTGTACTATCTCTACGTCCCTTGCCATTATTCAATTTCTTTTTTGATTATTTTAAATTCTATAGGTCGCGCCCACTTCTGGGATTCTTTGTCTTTAAACCAGGGAAGCCTGCCCTCGTACCTGACCCCATTTATCAACACTCCTCCAGACTTCCCACGGTATCCTATTAAGTCTGATTTCACTTTCTTCACTATATCTTCGAGGTCGCTTTTGTAATCACCATAAATGGTTATCGTGACATTAAAATGCTCCTGTGCTTCACCATCTTTACACGCCTCAGACTCGCTAAAATCATCGATCGCTATAGCTGGCCATTCGCCTTGCTGTGGCAGCTCTCCATCATAGATCTCACTACATAGACTATTTGTAGTCCCTGCCGTTAAGATCTGCTCTACTGCATAACCTACCGCCATAACTGCGCTGTTATTACATGCCCAACTCTGCGACCTACCTCTTCAATGTGCAAGATGTCATATGTTTTGGTCAACCCGCTTGCCTCTAAATCGATCAGCGGGTTTCCTTGTAAGTCATAAATAATTTGATTGGCCAAGTCCCTTAAATAAACCGGATCATTGACAACCTCACTCAACTGCAATGCTTCATACTTCTTTGTCTGAGTCGAAAACTGAGAATTGTACCTGATCGTAAAAAGAACAGTTTTCACCTCTGTAATTGTACCAGACTTTTCCTCTTCACCGCCTCCAGCGTCTTCCCTGGCTGCCCTTACACTCATGATGGAAGAATAGGTGCGCCTGCCCTCTCCCTTTACTTTGTCATATGTCAATCCTAAAATCTGAATTCTTCTATCCAGATCACCTCCGCGTAAAATCTCACTTAGATGTGTTTCTGCCATGTCATACCACCATTTTTCTTTCTGGATGGAAGAACATATTCGCAGAAGTGAACACCGACTGTAAAGCCATCTCTGTGTTTTCTTCACGCATGTAATACAACCGTGCTACCTTCTCCAAAATAGCGTGCCTTACGTTCCCTGGCAGTGTTGCATATCCTGCCGTATATACCACCGTAATGGCATCCGGCCTATCTTCTAAGCTGTAATTACTACCACTCTTAAGCACAATACGTGCTCCAATGGTAGATTTTGTCACATAAAAATCTGTATCTTCTGACAGCTCCGCATCTGCTCCATCACTGTCTTTATATCCTAAGCTTGTAATCGCTATAACTGGACTCACAGACAATTCTAAGCACATACCACCCCAATCGTCAAACGTCTCCGTTATCGTTTGCTCCACGATAGCTTTGTCGTACTGACGCTCATAGTAATCTGTGACCGCAGCAATTAAGGAGTTTATATACGTCTCCTCTGTCGAGTCGTCCACATGCAAATGTGAATCCCGAATATCAGACGCTAGAATTGGCGCTGATGCTGGTGCAGAGGAGACGTAATAAGGCATATCTATCTAATTAAAAAGTTCTATTCAGATGATCCGGACACAATCGGTTTTGCCGCCGAAGCGCTTTTTTTTGTACTCCGCTTGGGCTTTTTTTCTTCAAGCCAGGTAGAATACTGTGAAAGCTCTGCGGGTTTGACTCTGATTGCCGTTCCTTCAGGTCGCTCATAGAGCCATGCTGGCACTTGTCGCCTGTTTTTCCTAAAGGCCTTAACATCTTCATCTCCAAACTCTTTTTTAATTACTGCAATTTTCATAAAATGCTATTTTAATGGGTTTTCAAATTATACTAAATCAGCAGCAATTGAGAAACTAGCAGGATGCTTAACATTCAAATCCCAATAAGAATTAATTGTCAATCTTACCTGTCCAGTTGTGTCAAGCGAATAAGGATTAACTAGAATATCCAGTGCTCCCCATTGTGCCAACATCAACTCTTCCCAGTTTCCGAAAATGATGCTATCGGCATTGATCAAATCACTAGCAAAAGACTGGTAATTGATCATATTGTTGTTTTGTTGCCCTGCGACACCTCCCAACAGCCTAATGCCAATATCGGTAGCAAGATCAACTTGTCTCAATGTTGAATCGGTAGCGTTACCCATCACCCAAGCCAAGTTTCCTTTGAGCGCGTAAGCTGCTGATAAATCATCCTTGAACTCATAGGCCATAGCCTCGTCAAAGTTGGCGATACCAGCACTAGTCACAGAACCAACACCAGTGATGTTCTCGATACCTTCAGGAACCGGTGGTGTACCTGTACCATTGAATGCCGCATTGTCTAATGCATCAGAAACCGCAGCAGACATCAAGTTCCGCAAGTAGTTCTCTATAGCAATATTGCTTTGAATCAATAATTGCTTAGACTCAACAGCATACGCAGCAAGACGCTTGGGCCTCAATTGGATTGTTCCGAAAGTTGGAGACGTTTCGGCAGCAGCATCAACTTCACCCTCCCAAACCGCAGTTGCACGTGTTGCTCCAGTAGGAAAGTCTAAGTTCGCAGTCTGACCACCCATAATCGTAGCCCCAAGGTTCCGAATGATCGGCGTCGGCATCAACACGGGAATAAATGCACCCAAATCAGTGGCAACTGTATAGCCGCCATCTCCGGCAGTAGTCACGTTTAAATCTCTATGTTGCTCACGGAAAAAAGTTCGCTTTTCGTTGTCGTCCATACCCTGCTTAGGAGCAATGCGCATGTATTTTGGTGCAATAGCTACCCCCTCCGCACTAAAATCAGTGGGAGCATTCCTGATCGTCTCGTCATGCACCTCTTTTTCTGCGCCGTCAAACTTGGCTGTACCTGCACTAATAGCAAAAGACCGGCTTAAGCTAAATGAAGATAAAGCCTTTTGCTCTTCAGTCTTTCTGGTGCTGGTAGAAAAAGCTTTGTCTGCCTGCTTAGCTGCTGTTTTTTCAGCCACCAACGCCACCTCGATCTCGTCATTTAGGCGCTCAATGTCCTCCTTTAACGACTTGAAGCCGTCCATGAATTTTTTGTGCTCGTCTGCACTTCGTTCTTCTGTTCTTTTGTTCATCAACGCGTCAAACTGTTTTTCAGCCGCCTCGCGTTTTGCCCTCAGTTCTACTGAATTCATCGCTTAATTTTTAATTTTTGATAAAATAAATCCGCACTCCACTTGTCGAGGAGCTGAAAATCTTTTGTATAGTCCACTTTATCCTCTTTGGCTTCCAATACCTCTACTTTTTTATCTTCCGTGACCGCTTCCTTAGCTTCTGTAGCTATCTTTGGCGTATCAAAATGGAAATGGACCTCGGAAGGAACCGACAACCCTTTATCTACGCTGACACCATCTAAATAATGCAGCAACGGAGCACCCTGGAAACCATGCTTCAGGAATTGGTTTAAGTCGTCACCCTTAAGGTTCTCTTTATCAATGAATGTGCGCCACTCATCTAAGTTTCTCATTAAAGCCCCAGGATTAGAAGGAACTGGAACCACAGACCACTCAGTCAACTTTTGTTTTCTATGATACCAAGTATCTGGGTCTTCGTTCGCTGATTTCTCGCCCCACCCATGTTCTATAGGTATAAATCCTACACTCGTAGCCCTTAGAAACTTATTATCCAGCTTGTATAGAACCTTTTGCGCAAGTGCATTAGCTGCCTCACCTTCGCCTTCTACGTCGAATCTAGCGCGAGAGGCCATAGTATCACCCTCAAACCACACCTTTACACCTTCACCAACTACTAGGTCGGGGTTAGGCATCCTATTGGCACTATGTAAGTACATAATAACAGGGTTAGCCTTCCACTCCGCAAGCTCCCAACCCTTAGCGTAGATCCTTGAACCATGCCGGTCTAGCCCCTGATCGGAGATATTAAAATCCCTTTCGGTTTTGCTTTCTGGCTGTTCTGCTCGTATTAGTGCGCTAGTGTATTCCATTGCCATTTAACACAGGTTTATCTTGTTTACCATTCTTACTAATCTGTGACTTCCAGTAATCGTGGCTTAAATCGGCTGGCATAAATGCACTCTGTACATAGCTTTGATCTCCAGCTGGACCAATGGGATTCATATCTTCAATCTTCATCAATTCGTTAGCAGGAACTCCCATTCCCCAGAACATCTGAAGCAATTCTTTTCTTTTTTCCGGATCTGCTTGTAGTAAGCCTTTCCATTCCCAATTTACATAGTGCGTTTTCTCGTACTCTTCTGGCCGGAGCACTTTGTATGCCAACTCTTCTTCAATAGGCTTAGATTCTGGGATCATAGTAGTTTGTACAAACTCAATCGACATCTGATAGATGTTGTTAAAGCTCATTTTACCCAAATGTCCTAGCTTATGGAGGGCAGAAAACGTGAAAAAACGGGCAATTTCTTCGACATTGAACTCATTTGCAGACAGAAAAGCGAAATCTTTGAAAGGCATTGGCAGCCCTTTAATTTCCAGTCCTGCATCAAATACCCCCATTTTACCAGCTTTTGCCGCGCCTCTAATGCCTTTTATGCTCTCTTTAAGCACTTCTCGCTGCTCTTTGGTTAATACGAGGTCTGTAGTGAGGAATTTGTCAAATAAGCCGCCATTTGTAAGGAATGACTCCAGCGCTACCTCTGAGTTTTTTGCTATCCCAAGGGTTGTTTTTGCTACTGAAATCTGGCTTTTGCCCCAAATACACCCTAATTCATCGTTATAATATGCCCCAAAATTGGGCACGTGGATGACATCACGGTACGGTATTACACCGTTGGGTATAAGTTCCCCATTTGGTAACTTTTCCTTATACTCAATGAATAGCTCCCCATTACTAAAAGCTGGCTTTGCATACCTGGGCCTTAAATTAATGTACTCAATAGGTCTGCCCCTGTGCGGTTCGCGCTTTATTAAGGCTAAACCATTGCCCCAATTCTTTTTATTCTCCTCAAACTCTTTCCAGAATGAAAAGGCAGACTGCCAAGGGTTTGGCCGCTTGCTTATTAGTTTGTGTTGGTCGTGATCAGTGTCAACCTCTGAACCTCCATTGGTTTTTTTACGCACACCCTTAGGTATATATGCAAAAGTGTTAGCAATGATGCTAAGACAACCGAAATAAGTGGATATACTAGTAGCTGATTTCTGAGTTATGGCAGGAACGCCATTTGTAGATAGGTCAAATACGGAATCCGGCCAGCCCTGTAACGACTTAGCATCAAAATCCCGCTCTTTGTTCTTGCTGAATAAGTTAACAAGACCACCCCAAACACTCATGCACGAATATTTGCATCAAATGTTAGGCTTTTCTAACTTATATCATAAAATAAATGTAACAAGCAATGTAACAAGATCCATTTTATTTGTTAACGCACAGCAACCCTACTCTTCTCCCTATGGTAGTGCATACATCTCCGATAGCTGCCGTAGTTTTTATACATGCGATCACCCATTTCACGAACTTCTAGCCGCTCAGCAGCCTCATAAGCTTCTCGATATGTCCTCTTTTGGGATAATATCAATATCCTACGCTGAAACCTGGATCTACGCTTCTCTTTAGACATATTCAATCCCTGTTATTAGCGATGGGCTAACCGGCCCTCGGTCCTTCATACTCGACATAGTAGCAAACAACGCCGCAAAAACACAACATATATTATCCCTAGAGGCGTCAGAGCTGGGCCTGCTGTTGTCATCTAGCCGCTTTATCTCCGTCATCCCCACCTGGTAGGTCATAATGGGATTGTTGCCGTGGTTGATATCCCCAGCAGACACCCGGTTTTCAAAAAGATTTGTAGCCGCAACTATCGCCGTACCTTTTAAGGAAACAGGGTTCGACTCCCACCTGTGATCTTTTTCAAACCTATATGCAAGTTCCCCGTCTTCGCTCCTGTGCGTTATCTCGATGGGGTTAACCCGGCTTAGGTACTTATACATCAAATCGTAATGGCTATCGTGGTCTATGTGGTTTCCTTCAACAATGTCAATCAAGTCACTGCCTACCCATTGCGAGAATCCGGGCGTGCTTATCTTTCTATCATCAGCAGACTCAGACGTGACGAACACCCGCCACCAATAATGATTATCATGTAGCAAGCACATACAAGTCATGTCACCAGGTCGCGAAGTGTAGAACCCCACAAAGCAATCTTTCCCCTCGAAGTAGGAAAACGGAGCATCCCCCCCGCATAAATACCACTTGCTCACGATAGACCAAGCGACGGTGGTGCCCGTGAACAGATTCAAGTGCAAACGTAAAAACGCGTTAAGCTCGTCGGGCTTGTTTTTGATCAGCGTAACCTGATTCTCGAAGTAGTCTTTTGTTACCGTCACCCCAAAGCTAGGGTTGACATCCTCCCATACCTCTTGATAGCTCCACCAAGGTGCCAATCCATCTTCATCGTCCCAGATTTCGCCGTACTTTTCTATCCAGTAGGGGACATCTGGCTCGTACAAAAACACCAGCCAGCGATCATCTCTAAGTACGACATTTTTCACGTTCTTAGCATAGTCGTACTTATCCATGTGGAACCAACAACCCCTAACCCCTGCCGTACTCGTGTACATCACAACAGGCTCCGGCCGTGCCATAATGCCTTTAAGCAAAGTTTTGTCTAGCTCGCCATTTTTATATACGTGAGGCTCATCAAAAAAGACTCCAGACAAGTTTGGGCCGTGCTTAGTCTCCTCTACGTATGCAGTAACCCAGAAGGTTGAGCTAGAAGCCACATGCTCTATATGATCCCTTCTAACCTTAAGGTTTTTAGATAAGTATGGATCAGCATTGATCATCTCCTTAGCATTCTCATGTATGATCTTTGCCTGCATCTTATCACCTGCTACAGTGAAAATTTGCGCCCGCCCCTGGCCATCAGCACAAGTCAAAACGTTTGCCAGCATAGCAGAAAAGGGGCTTTTACCTTGCTTCTTAGGTAGAAACTGAAGAGTAAACCAGTAACGGCGTAGCTTGTTTTTCTTTTGCTTGACCCCAAACAGGTTGCAGATGGTCTGGATCTGCCAATCCAATAGCTTTACCTTATCTCCTTTGCTAAAATTATGGCCATCCTCAACGATTCTACCCGTGGTTTCTATGAATTCACATACCCATAGAGCAGCGTCCTGGTCGTAATAGTATAGATCTGGATAGTCTAGCTCAGTGAGTTGGTTGCATTGTTCGTCAAATACAGCGCCGTTTGTTTTAGATTGGAAGTATTTGATTCGTGCATCATCCATCTACTGGCCGCTTACTTTTTTCCAGTTCTCGCCAAACCTACTAATAACAGCAAGATCACTTTTCTTTTCTGTGTCCTTATCCGCAAACCTAGAAGCAATCAATCCTAATATTTCAGACTTGGCCTTAATGCAGTTCCTGACCTCGCGGAGATCCCCAGCAACTAGATTGCGTCTAATCAAATCGTCAATCTGGCTGATCGCAAGCCTACGCTCAAAATCTAAATCCTTTCCATTCTCGATTTTAATTAAATCTCGAGCCTCTTTGACATAGTTTTCAACCTGTCTTTTGCCAACCCCCCAGTCTGTTTTGTCCGAAACATAGCGAAATATGTCGCTTGTTCGCATTATCCCCTGTAGCATCAACCTGGCGACCGTGTACACCCTCTCTTCTAACTCTAATTTTGTTGATTTCATAATCTTACCCCGTTTTTAGTCACCTCCAAATCTTTGTCAAGTGCCACCATCCTGTCGATGATCACCTGGCAGTACTTTGGATCTAGCTCCATCCCATAGCATTTTCGCTCTAGTTGGTGTGACGCCACCATTGTGGAGCCAGATCCTAAGAACGGATCAGAAACCAGGTCTCCAGACTTACTGCTGTTTCCTAAAAGATAAGCTAGTAGTGGAATTGGTTTCATAGTTGGGTGTTCTGTGCTTCTACTGGGTCGATCAAAATTTAATATGGTTGTTTGCTTCCTGTCAGAATACCACGAGTGAGCCGCCCCCTCTTTCCACCCATATAAACAAGGCTCATGTTGCCAGTGATAGTCTTGTCTACCCATAACCATAGAGTTTTTAACCCACATTAAACACTGCCGTAAAGATACACCAGAATCAACCATCGCCTTTCTGAAGTTAGCGCCCTCTGAGTCTGCATGCCAAACATACCAAGCACCACCCGCCTTTGCATACTCAGCAGCCGAAGTATAAAAGCCACAAAGAAATTTATAAAAAACATCATCTCCCTGCTTGTCGTTTTTGATCGTTAGCGCATCTTTTGTTTTCCCTTCATAGGCCACATTATATGGTGGATCTGTCAGGACCACGTCTGCGCGTTCATCGCCAAACAGTTTTTTATACTGCGTCACAATTGTCGCATCACCACAAAGTAGTCTGTGCTCACCAATCTGGAATAGATCACCCAGGATAATGTCTGTCTCAATGGTGTCTGGAACTTCATAGTCGTCCTCGGTCGCTTCGTCTTTTGGAAACCCCACAACATCTAACCCCCAATCAATCAGCTCCTCATTCTCCCACTCATTAGCCAACATGTCCCAATCCCACTCGCCGAAGCCAACATTATCTTTTATAATAAACTCCCTATTCTTCACGTCGTCCCAGTCAGCAACATAAACAAACGCTTCTTTTCTGCCTAGCTCCTGTAATGCTTTAAGGCGCATGTTGCCCCCTAAAACCACCATGTTTTTGTCTACCACAATGGGTCTGGCAGCCATCATCTCTGGGAAAGTTTTAATGCTCTCAACTAACTTCTTGAAGCTTGGCCCCTTAATAACCCTGGGGTTGTTGGGGTTTGGCTTTATTTCAGAAAGCGATATTCTTGTAGCTTTTTTCATCAATCTTGAAATTTCGTTTTTTTATTTATCGCGTAAAAACGGCAAAAG